GGCTACGTACGAAACAACAACTGGGGCATGCAAGTAAGCCTAAGTATTCCACTAGATGGAAGCATGGTAGAGCTGTGTAAAAACATTGCTCGTAAGCACGAACAAAAAATGAGACTTGATTATGAGCTTGTTCGTGCACTTAAATGCACAGAAATTATGAAAGCTGGTTTTACTTTTAGACCAGGAAGCCGTGTTGAGGTACTTTGCCACGACATCGTTCCTATTGTGTCAATTAAACCTAAAAATGAGCAACAAAAGAGCAAGTGAAGACTCATTTAACGAGCTTCACAACCTTATCACAAAGGAGTTCTTAGCGCGAATCAAGTCTGGTGAAGCAACCACACAAGATCTAAAAGCAGCTTGTGATTGGTTGTCCAAAAATGACATAACTGGTGTGGCCGTTGAGGGTTCTGCTCTCAGCGGCCTTGCTGATATTATGCCAACCATCAATTTTGATGAAGTACAAAAGGCAGTAAGACGCTAATGGCTCCTAAAAAGAAACCCTACAACCAGTTACGCAAAAGTGCGAAGAATTACCGCGACAATGCAGCCGCTCGAGCCCATAAAAACGCAACGAATCGGCAAATTAACAAACGCGAAGACCGCAAAGACTACCGAGCAGAGCACAACAAAGCCCGTCGCCAAGCCGGAGTCTACGGTAAAGGAGGTAAAGACTTCTCCAAAACCACGAAAGGCACGTTCGTCCGCGAGGACCCGTCCAAAAACCGAGCTAGAAACCGGAGCAAGCTGACTATCAGATGACTCCTCTGCTACCTACTCCTGATCATTACTTGTACAACCTAATAACCATGACATCCCCAGAAGCCAAGCGCCTATGGAGGCGTGCAATAAAAGAGCACTTCAAATGTCAATGCGTTTATTGTGGAGAAACTTATGAATTACATGAACTTACTCTTGACCACGTTCACCCTAAGTCTCTGGGTGGAGAAGATCTCACGAGCAACTTGGTACCAGCCTGTACCCATTGTAATCAGGACAAAGGTAGCGACAACTGGTTAAATTGGATGCGTGCTAAATATGGTATGCATCCCGACAGAGAACAACGTATTATCGATCACATTAACTAATGGCCGAACGAAAAAAAGTCAAAGGCAAGAAACCCGCAGAAACTATGCGGCAAGCGCAACGCCGCAAACTTGCCGAGCAACGAGCTAAAAAAGCTCGTGCTAAAGGAGTCAAAACTAATCCTACTGGACCAGCTCGTGGTGCTCAAGGTCCAGCAAGACCTCCCGTACAAGGTCCTAGCCGCCGTACGCCTTCAACTATTGGAGGAGACACTGGACGCCGTGGTGGTGTCAATAAATACGGCACTGCAGGTACTCCTAAGAGTGGACCTCCTGGTGTTGGTAAGCCCCCTCGGTTTAATCCTAAAGTCCGCCGACCTGGAGCCAACCCAGCTTCACTAGCAGCAATGACTGGCTTGACTATTGCTGGTAAATTGGCAGAGACCATTGGCAAGCCTGGTCAATCAAAAATGTCTGGACTGGGTGTTGACCCTAAGCGTCTTCCTAAAGGTGAGTCAAAACCTGGCGTTCAAGGACGAAACACTAAGGGTGGTCAAGGCGGCAGCCGAGCTGCGGTTGGCCGCAAACCCAATCAATCCCAACCTACTGTAACTGGTCCTAACCGTACTCAACGTCGTACAGGCGGTCGTCCTGGTAACCGGACACAACCTGTCCAACCGGCTCGTCGTGGTATGTCTAACATCCCGCCTAAGGAAGGTACCGGCAAAGGATCACCTACTGACAAAAAACGTCAAAACGTTATTCCTAAGACTCAACCCAAGACTCAACCCAAGACTCAACCCAAGACTCAACCTAAATCTACTCCTAAAGTTAAAAAGGGTAGTGGTGTGAGCGGAGTCGGTCCTGTCAAGAGTGGACGTGCTTTTTCTGTAGCTAAGACTGGCAAATCAGTATCACAGCAACGCGCAGCCGAACTGCGTGCAATGCGTGAGCGTTCTAAGAAGCGCCAAGCTGCTCAAAAGAAGAAGAAATAATCGTTTCTAAGCCCTCTAAAAAGCCTCTAAGGTACAATCCCCCTCGGGATGCCTTAGAGGCCCCTTCTAGCCCCTTCTAGCATGCATACAGACGCATTACAGAATAATCTTCAGTCAGACTTTCGGTATTTTCTTACCGCTATCTGGTCACACCTTAAACTTCCCCAACCAACTCGTGCACAACTGTGCATTGCAGAATACCTACAACAAGGACCCAAACGTCTACAGATTCAGGCGTTTCGTGGTGTGGGTAAGAGCTGGATTACAGCAGCATTCGTGCTCTGGACGCTTTACAATAACCCTGACAAGAAAATTATGGTGGTATCTGCATCTAAGGATAGAGCAGACTCGTTTTCCATCTTCTGTCAGCGGCTTGTGCTAGAAGTTCCTTGGCTTGCACACCTCAAACCTAAATCAGATGACCAAAGATGGTCCAGGGTCTCGTTTGACGTGGGACCAGCTAAACCTCACCAAGCTCCTTCAGTTAAGTCTGTCGGCATTACTGGTCAGCTTACTGGTAGCCGTGCTGACCTTATGATTCTAGATGACGTGGAGGTTCCTGGTAACTCAATGACAGAATTGATGAGGGAGAAGCTTCTGCAACTCTGTACAGAAACAGAATCAATCCTGACACCAAACCCAGACAGCCGTATTATGTTCCTGGGGACTCCCCAAACTACGTTTACCATCTACCGTAAACTAGCAGAACGTAACTACAGACCGTTTGTCTGGCCCTCCCGCTATCCCAAAAAACTAACCAACTACGAAGGTCTCTTGGCTCCACAGCTCGTAGAAGACATCGAGAATGGTGCAGAGCCTTGGGAAGTAACTGACCCTGACCGCTTTAGTGATGAAGATCTTATCGAACGTGAAGCAGCAATGGGACGCAGCAACTTCATGCTGCAGTTCATGCTGGACACGACTCTCAGTGACGCCGAAAAGTTCCCGCTTAAAATGGCTGATCTTATTGTCACCAGCGTTAACCCTACCACTGCTCCTGAGTCCATTATTTGGTGTAGCGACCCCCAAAACATCATCAAAGAAGCTCCAACTGTCGGGCTACCTGGAGATTATTTCTACAGTCCAATGCAGCTCCAGGGGCAATGGGATGATTACTCTGAGACAATCTGCTCTATTGACCCGTCGGGTCGTGGATCGGATGAAACAGCGGCAACTTATATCTCCCAACGCAACGGTTTCCTGTACGTGCACGAAATGCGTGCTTACAGAGACGGATACTCAGACAACACGCTTCTGGACATTCTCAGAGGGTGTCGTAAATACAAAGTAAACAAGCTTCTCATTGAGACAAACTTTGGTGACGGTATCGTTGCTGAACTGTTTAAGAAACACCTAATCCAAACCAAACAAAACATCGACGTAGAAGAGGTACGTGCTAATGTCAGAAAAGAGGATCGCATTATTGACGCTCTGGAGCCTGTCCTTAATCAGCATCGTCTGGTTATTGACAGGGGGCTTATTGACTGGGATTATAACAGCAACAAAGATGCGCCTCCTGAGGAACGTCTTCTCTACATGCTCTTCTACCAATTCTCTAGAATGTGTAGAGAAAAAGGTGCCGTTAAACACGATGACAGACTCGATAGCCTTGCCCAAGGAGTTAAATACTTCACCGACGCAATGGCAATCTCTGCCAACCAAGAAATTGCCAAACGTAAATTTGAAGAATGGAAAGATCTAGAACAAGCGTGGAAAGACGACCCACAATCAGCCGCTAACCACATGGTTCTAGGAATGACATACAAACAAAGACAAGAAGCTAGAGGCTTGTCTAAAAACTCAGTCCCCACCTGGGTTTCCGTCCAATAGGACATTAATACACGGGGAGTGGTGCCCTCGTGTGTGGAAAAAGCGGTCAAAGGAGGGAGAGGATGACACATCTTCTTCCTCTTTTCCAAGATGAGGTGAGGACGAAGTCCGAACCATCTTGTCTTATTCATCTTCTTCTACCTACTCTAGTAAGACTACTAGAAGCATCACATATATCATGTATCATCATGTATGCACACGACTAAGCTTATTTCCATTACCCCTGACGCAGAAGATCTCGTAGCCTATTGTGCACGTGTATCTAACCCTGCTAACCAACACAGCAAAGAGACAGCACCTCGTCTCCTTAGGTATCTTATTAAGCATAAACACTGGTCTCCTTTTGAGATGGTGAATATGGTTCTAGAGATCAAAACAACAAGAGCAATCAGTGCTCAAATCCTACGACACAGATCATTTAGCTTTCAAGAGTTCTCACAACGGTATGCAGAAGTACAGACTGTACCACAGCCTCCTCTTCTTCGCAGACAGGATGTTAAGAATAGGCAGAACAGTATTGATGACATACCGTTGGCTGAGCAATATGCTTGGTCAGATCAGATCCAAGATCATTATGCTTCTGCTTACGCCCTTTATGACAGTCTCCTGGAATCTGGAGTAGCAAAAGAGTGTGCACGAGAGGTCCTTCCCTTGGGCTCTGAGACGACTTTGTACATGAATGGTACTCTGAGGTCTTGGATGCATTATGCAGACCTTAGAGGCGGTCCTGAGACGCAATTAGAGCATCGTACGATTGCTGAGAGTGTTAAGGATGTGATTGAGAAGGAATGCCCTGCTATTTATGAGGCTATGTGGGCATGATTGTGTGGTCAGTGGTCGTTATGATCCTGGTTCTGCTGGTTCTGGTCGGTATTTCTATCGTCTGGATCCTCAGGACCCCTTAAATTTTGGCAGAAATTTGTTAAGCCTATTATTAACGCGGGCGTAGCGGCGATCCCCCCCTGCGCCCCTTGTAATCGTGTGGCAGTCGGCAAATCGGCACCCCTATGGCACGGAAAAGAGGCAAATATGTAACGCGCACGTGTAGCGCGATCGTTTATCGCTCGCGATCTGTCGGCGATCGGAGAAAACCACCTGAGAAATCGGCACAAGGTGGGTCGTCAGGGTGCCGGTCTGTGGTCTACCTTGGGTTCATCCAAGTGAGGGAGGCGGAACGCCACCGCCCAACCCTGCTGGATACGTCAGGCATTGACCCGCTCTGCCAGACACCACACCAACCGCAGCCAGTCGGCACACTGGCACACACCAATCCAGAACCTGCACCGTCAGGGTCTACCATTCCCACAGTTCAACCCACCACCAAACCATGCTTTCCCGCACCTTCTCGGCGCTGGGTCAGAAGCTCACGGAGCGTGCTGTCCTTCGCACCATCCGCAAGCGTCCTGGTCTTCGCCTGTTCGAGATCAACGACTTGACACTCCGCTCGCATCACAGCTGGGGTACAAAGTCAGTTGTGCAGAACCTTGAGCGTCAAGGTAAGATCACTGTTAAGCGCCACCGCTTGACATACGATCGCAAGACTGATAAGATGGTGCGTAAGCCCATCAAGCCTCTCTACTTCGCTTGCTGATGCCCATGTTAACCTTTGTTGCAGTGGCTGCCCTTGTGGCAGCTGGCTGCTCTACAATTCCATCAGTCAGCATTCTGCTTCTCACCTGCGGTGTTGGCTCAATCATACTCTCTGTTATCCTTGACACAGCGTCTTAACCCACCACAACCACCACCATCATCGTGCGAGTACA